CAAAATCTCATTGACTACGCCACCGGTCGGACAACTGATCCCGGCGGCCCGGGTGATGTTGGTGTCACGGTTGAATCATCCGCATCAGGTGTCACCCGCGATCGTGTTTACAACAATTACGAATTGAAACCTGTTGCAGAAGCAGTTGAGCAACTGTCACAAGTTGACAACGGTTTCGATTTCGCTATCGATGCAGCATGGGACTCTGCCACCGGTGGACTTGTGAAAACTTTTCGCACGTCATACCCGCGACGCGGAAGCGGTTACCAAACAACCGGCCATGTTTTCGAGGTGGGTCGTAATGTCATTGATTGGAATTGGCCCACTGACGGCACGATCATGGGCAACAAAGTTTGGGCTGTTGGTCGTGGCGAAGGTTCAGCGATGCTCATTTCATCGCAATCTGATGTTTCACAAATCCAAAAGATCGCTGACGGTGGTCCCGGCTATCCGCTATTGGAAACAACAGTGAGTGTCTCGGATGTTTCTGTTCAGTCAACATTGGATGCGTTAGCAGTCGCGAAGTTGAAATCGTCTGCAACACCAGTCACATTGCCTGAAATAACCGTGAAGGCTGATGTGGACCCGATCTTTGGTTCATACATCACCGGTGACTCTTGCCGGTTCATTGTTCCACCGAATGTGTCGCCCCGGTTCCCTACTGGTTTGGACACGTTCTTGCGCATTGTTGGTTGGGATGTGTCCGTGTCTGATGATGGCTCGGAATCGGTGAAACTTATTTTGGGGGCAGAGTTCAATGGCTGACATTCAACTACCGGCAGACCTGTCAGCAATGTTGGCTGATTATGATCGGCGAATCAGAGTTTTGGAAACTGCACCACGGTTGCAAAACTCTTCCCTGCCGTGGGCGTCTGCAACTATTGATGCAACATTCAACACGTCATCAGCAACAGCGGTTGATTCAGTTCCCGCTGCTCCTGTCGTCACCATTGATGTTGGACAAACGGGCCGTGTTCTTGTAACTGCCACTACATACATCGGGTTGAACTCAACAGCACAAACAGGGTCCGTTGATCTTTACATTGACGGCATCTTCTATGTCAACATTCTTGCGTTGTCGAACAATGCATCGACGATTGCTTCAAATGTGTCTAGTTCCAGAGTTATTACGGGGCTGACGTTGGGCTCTCACACGTTTGTTCTGAAGTATCGGGCCAGCACAGGCAACGTGAACTTCTCAGGCCGTTCACTCATCATTCAACCGTTCTAGGAATCAGGAACCCCATATGTCTTTTTACCTGTTAGACAATCCACCCGCATCACCGCAGTTCTACCCATCACGGAACAACGGCATTTCAGGTGGTGTTGTAATCCACACCACAGAAGGTTCCGGTGGAGATACTGCAGCAGAGAACACAGCAGCGTTCATTGCGAAACGTTCGGATCCGGGCAGTTATCACATGGTGGTGGACACGGACTCAAGCGTTGCGCTCATGCCTGATGACTACACCGCATTTGGTGTTGGAGCATCTGGGTTCAATTCACGTTGCTGGATGATTGCCATTGGCGCACGCTCAGCAGACCTGAACCCTGATGATCCACGGACTCAGGCTGAGATTGACCGGATGGGTGCAGAGATTGTTGCGTTCTGGAATCGGAACGGAATCAATATTGCTGAAGCATCAGAGTTCATTGGTGATGATGTGAAGAACCGTCCGGGTCTAGCTCATCATGGGGATGTGCAACCGGCTGACCGTTCAGACGCTTGGTCACGCAGGGAGAACCGTTGGATATTTGATTCAATGTTGTTGCAGGCAATCGAGCGTCACAGCGGTGAACAACCGGTTGTTCCTCCCACCCCTGGTCCTCCCACGCCAGATCCTGAAGGTTCCGTGTTTGGGCCTGGTTCAACTGGTGACAAGGTGAGTGAGATCCAGAGCATTGTTGGTGTCACGCAGGATGGGATCTACGGTCCACAGACCACGCAGGCTGTGCGTGAGTGGCAGTCCGCTCTGAACATTCCTGCTGATGGTGTGTGGGGTCCAATCACAGCAGGTGCAACGTATGACCTGTTTGTGTTCCTCCACAATCTTGATGCTGTTGCTCCCAGCAATCCTTGGTTGGAAGCGTTGAACAATGCCAAGTCTCAGATCCTCCGCACCGGTTCAACCGGTGGTGACGTGAAGATTGCTCAGGGTCTGCTCAATGCCAAGGGATATCCGTTGGTGTCTGACGGAATCTTTGGATCGAGGACTGACGCTGCAACCCGTCAATGTCAGTCAGACAATGGTCTTGCTGTGGATGGGATTATTGGCCCCCAGACATGGCAGGTTCTGGTGTCGTGATTGCTCAGATTTCAACTCAGGTTGGTGACTCCCCCGGTTGGGGTGCTGCAGAGTGGATTGCAATCATCTCTGCAGTCTCCATTGTTTTGGGGGTTGTCACCACCGCTGTTGTTCAGTTGGTGAGACTCCGCAATGAGAACACACAGCAACACGCTGAAGGACGCGCACTTGTCACAGATGTGCGTGACAGACTTCTGGACTTGCACACCTCTGTGAATCATGTTGACAAGAAGGTTGACCAGATGGCTGACCGTCTTGACCGTCATGAGAATGTGCATCACCGCGGCAAGCGTCGCTGGTGATTCCTGTCCCCTACAGATGGGCCACATATGACTGAAGTCAGAACACATCTTGTCATCCCTGACACTCAGGCCAAGGCTGGTGTCCCTGTTGACCATCTGTATTGGGTGGGTCAATACATTGTGGACAAGAAACCAGACTGCGTGATCCATCTTGGGGATCATGCAGATATGCCAAGTCTCAGTTCATATGATGTTGGGAAACGTCAGTATGAAGGCCGGAGATATCGGGATGACATCGAGTCAGCCAACGCTGCTTTTGATGTGTTGAACTCTGCTCTGAATCGTCACAACAGGGAACAGAAGAAGAAGCAGAAGAAGCAGTTCAAACCTGAACTGCACATTCTGCACGGAAACCATGAATACAGGATTCAACGGGCCATTGATGCAGACGCTGCACATCTGGATGGAATCATCTCCCTTGATGATCTCAACTATGCAGACCACGGTTGGAAGGTGCATCCGTTTCTGCAACCCGCCTGGATCGATGGTGTGGGATACGCGCACTACTGGATAGCACCTATGACGGGAAGACCGTTGGGTGGTGCAGCGTCATTGCGTCTGTCCAAGATTGGTCACTCATTCACGATGGGTCACCAGCAGACATTGGATTACGCAATCAGGTTTGTTGGTGACAAGAGCCAACACGGACTGGTTGCAGGATCCTGCTATCTGCACCATGAGGATTATCTAGGCCCACAGGGAAACCATCATTGGCGGGGAATCATCGTCAAGCATGAAGTCCAAGATGGTTCCTACTGTCCAATGTTCGTCTCCATGGATTATCTGTGCAGACGTTATGAAGGAATGCCATTGAGCAAGTTCATTGCTCACCGTTACTAACGCAGGGGAAGCGTCATGTCAGAAGAACAACCAGAACTGTCTGTTGAGGATGAGTACGGATCCACATTGCTGAACGCTTTCGCGCTCACACATGGTGACCGGAACACTTCCTACGGATCTTTTGCACAGGATTACAACAGAGTGTCATCTGTGTTCTCAGCTCTCTGTGACCATGAACCCGTCCACATGGACGCGGCCTATGCGCTGCTGTTCATGGTGACAATGAAGTTGTCCCGTGTCGCTCATGCTCTGCACACCGGGATGGCATATGAAGAACCTCAGATGGTTGAAGACTCGATCATTGACGCGTCCGGGTATCTGGATGGTCTGTGGCAAGTCTTGAATCAGCCTGTGTCATATGAAGTTGAAGAGTGGGAAGAACTCGAAGAAGAGGAACTGGAAGAGGATTGGGAGGATGAGGAATGACCATCACCATTGAACCTGACCTGATCCCTGCACCGGATGTTGAAGATCCAACAGAGGAACCGTGGGATCCCAACGGTGATGAAGAGTTCCCAGACACTCAGCCATACCCCAAGAAAGATTGGAACGTGTGATGTTCACTCAAACCTTTTGGAAGTCCGCAATCGAACGTGCAATCAGGACGTTCTGTCAGACGCTGGTTGCCATAGCCGGTGCATCTCAGTTTGATTGGATGTCTGCTGACTGGCAGTCCCTGCTGGTCACGTCTGGCATTGCAGCGGGACTGTCTGTCCTGACCTCTGTTGCTGGTGTGAATATTGGTGACAAGGGTTCAACGTCTGTGACTGTCACGGAGATTCCCAAGACTGTTCACAACCCAACCAAGCCTGAAGGTCTGTGATGGGAACTCCTGCGAACTATCCGCTCACCATCCGCACCGGGGACACAGAGACCGTGAGCGTGGCAATGCAGAACGCTGCAGGTTCCGCAATCAATATCACGGGCCGGACCTATCAGGCTCAGATCCGTGACACCGCCGCGTCCACCGCTGTTCTTGCAACCTTCACTTGCACGGTCACCAACGGAACTGCAGGAACGTTTGCCTGCACCCTTGGGACTGCAACCACCGCTGCTCTGTCACCTCAGACTGCTGTGTGGGATTGTTCAGAAAACAATTCCGGGGTTGTCACAACTCTTCTTGCTGGTCAGGTGTTCATTGTGCAGGACGTGACTCGATGAGCGCAGACCTGACGGTGCGCCTGGATACCGTGCAACTCAAATCTGATGACCGGATTCTGGTTGTTCAGCAGTCTGGTCAGGATGTGCGGATTGCTGGTGTGTCCGGTCCTGCAGGGTCTCTGTCATATTGCGGTGCGTTCAGTTCCTCTCAGACTCAGACTGCTGCTGCAGGTTCTGCTGTTGCAATGACGTTGAACACAACAGACATCTCTGTTGGAGTTGCAGTCGAGAACTCCAGCAGAATGGTGATTGCCAATCCGGGTGTCTGGAATGTGCAGTTCTCTGCACAGTTGTTGAAGAGTTCTGGTGGACATGAAGATGTGTCCATTTGGTTGGCTCAGAATGGTTCTCCTGTTGCTAACTCCACAACGGATGTTCAGGTTGCAGGGAACAACACCGCAATTGTTGCAGCGTGGAACTGGGTTATTCGTACAACTGCAGTCAATGAGTATGTCCAGCTCATGTGGTCACCCCAACACGCTGACATTTCTCTGATTGCTGTTGGGACACGGACTGCACCTGTCCGTCCTGCTGTTCCGTCTGTCATTGCCACGGTCACTCCTGTTCTGGTGAATCCTTGGTGAGTTTCTCCGGCTCAATCACAGAGGCTCCCCTGCTCCTCTGATTAGGAATGAAGACCCTTCACATGGGGTCCATTCACACATACAACTGAGCCGGTCTGCGAAGACCCCCACCTCCCGTGATTGGTTGAGGTGGGGGTCTTCTGCGTTTTGTGGCTCTGGGACAGGGATCCGGGGTATCCGTTGCAGATGTGGTCAATGTGTGTATTGTTGTGTGTGTGGGGAACGCAGGGTTCCCCAGCCAAGGAGCAAAGCAACCATGAACACCATGACCCGCATTCAGGAAGCGAAGACAGAGCAGGGATGCAGGAAGGCATTCATTGCAAAGTCAACCGGAACTCTTGTCATGATCATTGATGATCATCAATGGCAGATGTGCAATGAGGTCTTCCGTTGGGTGACTCTCTGTGAGGATCACGGGGGACTCTGCACACATGAGACATTGAAGGATGCTCAGGACTGGTCAACCTCACCGGAAGAATGGTGCTGGGTCTGTCAGGAAAACGGATGAACACGACAACTCAACCACTCAACAACTCAACAACAGGAGACAACGCAATGACTGAAGACTTGGACATGGATTGGATCACCGCTCAGATCATCGATCGCACCGGAGTGACCGCATATGTGGAGCAGACCGGTGGAGGATGCGCCACCATTTATGTTGGAACATTGGATGATGAATGGGTTCCACCGTTCATGGTTGGTCCGGGCTGGTTCGATGGTCCGAACTGGACGCAGGCAAGGGGACATCTGGATGAGTTCTGTTGGGGAGACGGTGAAGGAGACGTTGCTGAATACTCAACCTTCGATGACACCCCAGAGACTGTTGTTGAGAAGATCATTCACATGATGACTGAACTGGAGGTGAAGTGATGCAGGATTTCACATTGAAGTTGACTGAAGCAGACCTTGACGTGTTGCAGATTGCGCTCATCGATCATCACGCAGAACTCTGTGGAGCGATACGCAATGAGCGTCTCTGCACCAACAATGAAGACACGATTGAACGATTCAGAAGCGACAAGAACCGCATTGAAGTGATCATGCACCAACTCAAGATTCAGAAGGAACAGCAATGACCAACTATCTGGAAGCATTCTCATTCAACATTCACAAGACCGGTCAACATCTCCCATCAGACGTGATCACCATCACACCAACTCCTGAAGGCTGGATTCTTGAATCTGACGATGGGTTGGAGGTGTGGTCTGAAACCTACGGAACAGCATCTTCTGCATTGATGCGTGCAGCAGCATTGGTCCGCTGTTATGAGGTGGATGGAGGATCGTTCATGTCAGATGCAGCGTTCTTCCAAGACGCTGCAGAAGCGTTCCTTGATGATGAGGTGATGTGATGAGTGACTTCATTCCAGAGCAGAGCGAACCGGAAGGACGGTTGACCTATGCGCTCCTGTCCGGGTTGCGTGCAGAGACCATTGATGAACAGATTCAATGGGGAGTGGTTGCAGAGGTGCTGTGTCTGCAATGCACACCCGTGGAAGTCGAGTTTGCGAAGATGTGCGCTCTAGGTGCATGGATCACAGAAATGGGACTTGACCCTGCAACAATGCCGGAGTTCCCGTATGAATGACCGGAACACTCTTGTGATGATTGACCTCATCACCTCCACCCATCCCGACCGTGACTATCTGGACGATGACGGACACCCGCAACGCTGCACAGACTGTGGTTCCCTGATCTTCTGGACAGACCTCAGAGGCTGGAGCCATCACAGACCCAACCGGTCATGTTGGCTCTCCAGATGCGAACAACAATGACCATCCAACTGCAAGGACACAACATGACAGAACCCGCACACCTAACCACCGGACAGGCTGCAGCGTTGCTGCACGTCTCATCAGAGACCGTCAGACGATGGGCCAACCAAGGTCTCATCAAGTCCTACCGTCTCCCATCCGGGCAACTCCGCATTGACTCAGCAGGTATCGAGACTCTCAGAAAGAAGGCTGAAGCATGATTGACCAACTGCATTGTCTGAACTGTGAAGAAGACTTCACCGGAACTCCAGCAACAATGGTGTTCCAGTTCACACACCATGACTGCTTCCAGCAGTTAGTGAAGGAAGAGGAACGGTCCATGTGTAATCACCCAACCTCACGTCTCAAGGAGAACGCACAATGAGCGCATTCAAGCAACTAGGCGCATTCCTTGGGGTGGTGTTCGGACTCATGGCCTTGGGTGGAATCGCTGAAGCATCCACCAGAACCGGTGTCATTGGTCTGATTGCAGTCTTCATTGTGATGATTGCAATCCTCACATTGGTGCTGTTCATGGTCACGGAGGAACAATGAAGGACATCTGGCCTTTGACCACAATTGGGATTGTTGTCTGTGTCGTGATCCTGTTCACAGCAGCAGTCATGTCAGGGTGGTTCTGATGGTGAACAAGAACAAACGTCTGGGAGACGATGCGGAACGTGCGGTGCGTGACTACCTGCAACTGAGGGGAATCCATGCAGAGCGTGTTCCTGCAGGGAACTCTGCAGATATCGCAGACATTTGGGTGCCACATATCGGGTTCCCTGCAATCCAAGTGAAGAACCATGCACGGTTAGACCTTGCAGGCTGGGTGGATGATGTCGAGATCCAGGCGCGCAACGCGAACCGTTCAACCGGAATTGTTGTCCATAAGCGACGCGGCAAGGGAAACCCTGCAGCGTGGTACACAACAATGTCATTGAAAACTTTTGTTGACCTCATGGGAGTTGAGAATGTCTGAATCAATCACGCTTCGTCTTGCAGCACAGGCCATTGCCACGGAACCAGACCGTGAACTGTATCTGGACGCAATCACAGCCATTGATGAGCTGGAACGCAGAATTGAAGATTTGGAAGCGCGTCTGTCCAACGTCCGTGCAGAGTTGTCACGGTCCCGTGCAAGTGAGGCTGCAGGATATTGACTGAAGAACGGGTGTCAGATCATTGGACAGACAACGCATTGTGCAAGGGACTTGGACACATCTTCTTTGCACGCAAGGGTGACTGGAAATCCAACCAGCGCGCGCGTGAGATATGCGACCAATGCCCCGTGGCATGGGACTGTCTCAACTTTGCGTTGCAGAATGATGAGCGTTATGGGATCTGGGGTGGGCTGGGTTACACCCAGAGAAGGAAGATGACCATCAAACGCAGGATGAGGAACCCGGTTGTGTGTGGGACTCGCTCTGCCTACATCCAAGGCTGCAGATGCGGTGAGTGTCGTGCATCTCAGACTGCCTACGCTGCAGAATGGCGCGCAAGGAGGAAGAATGGGAATCATCGTTGACCTGTTCGCTGGTCCCGGTGGCTGGTCTGAAGGGTTGAGAATGTTGGACCCTGACCTGCACGCTCAGGAGATTGGTATCGAGTGGGACAAGGCCGCGTGTGCAACACGGGCTGCAGCGGGACACAACACCATTCAGGCTGACATTGCACAGTTCCCGGTGGAGCAGTTCGCAGGGAAGACTGTTGGATTGATTGCGTCCCCACCGTGTCAGGACTTCTCCGTTGCAGGGTCCAAGAAGGGAATTGAGGGTGACCGTGGTCAATTGATCACGGAGGTGTTGCGTTGGACTGAAGCACTTCACCCGCATTGGGTGGTGTGTGAGCAAGTTCCACCGGTCCTTCCCATCTGGCATTCATACGCTGAACAGATGCGTGATTGGGGATTCTCCACTTGGGTTGGGATCTTGAATGCAGCGGACTATGGGGTGCCACAAACCCGGAAGCGTGCCTTCCTCCTTGCGTCGCGTGTCAATCCGGTGGATGCACCGTCACCAACACATGACCGTGACCCGCAACCATCCTTGTTTGGCTCTGAGTTGCAGTCTTGGGTGACGATGGCTGAAGCGTTGGGATGGGATCCTGAAGATCCAGTCAGGTTGAATCCGGGTGTGACTGACACTCAACCGCACAGACGCAAGTACCCGTTGACGGAGCCTGCACCAACAATTGCTTTTGGACATGATGCAGCCAACTGGTGTTGGGAACGTCCGTCCACCACCATTGTTGGTTCATTCCGTCCAATGATTGTTGCTGGACCGGGGGTTGACCTAACCAGGCCCCGACAGGAACGGGAAGGATCCGTGCGGATCACACCAGAGGATGCGTTGGTGTTGCAGTCATTCCCGGTGGACTATCCCGTGCAGGGTTCTGTCACCAAACAATATGAGCAGACAGGGAACGCTGTTCCACCACTCCTTGCAGCGCACGTTCTTGGTGCTGTCACAGGGGTTGGGTACGGTTCCTGAACCAGCGAACACAACCAGCCCCGTTCACTATCTGCCATAGAACGAACATGGCAAGGAATCCCCATTGACGCGTCATAATCGAGTAGACAGCCCAAGGCCATGAGTGGACAAGGACGATGGCGAACCCGTACCACTTCCCACGCCCTATGAGATATTGACCAGCAACACCTACCAATTCACAACACAACAACAACCAAGGCCACATCAGGCCATTCAAGCAGGAGGAATGCAGCAATGACAGACATTCTGGGACAACCAATCACAGAACAGATCAGACGTGACCGTTGGGGAAGGTATCTGGTGGTGCCTTCCTACGGGGAAAAGCCCAAGGGATACACCCGTGCAACCACCGTTGCAAAAGCGTTGGACTCGCAAGATGGGCTGATGAAATGGAATGGGAGAATGATTCTCCTTGGACTCATGCAACGTCCAGACCTCCTTGCACTTGCGGGAACCATTGATGAGTCCAACAGCAAGGAACTCAACCGGCTGTGTGATCAGGCATCTGAAGCGGGAGGGTCAGTCACCAGGCGCAACCTTGGAACTGCTATCCACTCGATGCTGGAACAGTCCCTGACTGACCCCGACTATCAGACCCCGGAACAGTACCGGGCAGACATTGAAGCAATTCACCGTGCAGTCAAGGAGGCTGGGGGTGAGTTCCTCACAGACATGATTGAACGTGTCGTGGTACTCGATGAGCTAGGGATTGCCGGCACCTTTGATGGCATCATCCGCATTGGTGGGATCTTGTACCTGTTCGACCTGAAGACCGGTTCCATGTTCGGAGGGTTGTCATGGGCAATCCAACTCTCTATCTACGCTCACGCAGACGCTCTGTACCTGCAGGGACCAGACAAGGACGGTTCACAGGACACCCGCTTCCCAATGCCTGAAGTGAATCAGGAACGGGCCATCATCATCCATTGTGAACCCGGATCCGGTCACGCTGAACTGCATTGGCTGGACATCGCAACCGGATATGAAGCACTACAGGTGGCAATGAAGGTCCGTGAATACCGCAACGTGAAACCCCTTGCACCATTCACCACAGATGAACTCCCCACCCCGGTTGAGACCGTCACGGAATATGTGGATGAGCAATGGCGCAAACTCGCACGGGAACGTGTCTCAACCATGCTGAACGATGACAACGCACGGACAGACATTCTCCGTGAATGGCCTTCTGACATTCCCACCTTGCGTTCAGGTGACCCAATCACCGTTGCTGACGGTGACCGGTTGTCAGTCCTGTTCTCACGCATCGAGCGTCAACACCAACTCCCCTTTGCAGATGTTCCAACGTCTGTGGAGAAGAAGAAGTGGGAGAAGACCGCTGAACGCAGACCAGCACCCGCTGAAGGTGGAGTGGTTGGTGATGCTGACATTGACGCAATGAACAAAGCCACCCGTCTTCTTGATGAGGAAGCGCGCGCATGGATTGCAGAGAAAATGAAAGCGTGTTCCAAGGCCAACCGGAGTGTCAGGTTGCGGGGACCAGGCGGGAAGGCTGTCCAGCAGCGTCTGGAAGTCTGCAAGGCACTTGTCCGGTTCGCACCCCATCAAGATGATGACATCTTCAGTTCTGCTGTTGCTCTTGCTACAGGCTCTAGTGATAGGCCATCCCCAGAGAATCTTGCGGAACTCACAGGATCACTCACAATTGAAGAAGCAATCAGGTTGCAAAACATCTCAGACCTAATTGATACGCAAGACATCGTTGTGATGTTCAACGACGATGGAACCGCATATCTGTTTGGGAACACAGACACTCTGTGAGTGTCAACAACACAACAACAACAACACAGGAAAGAGCAGGGACAACATGACCATTGATCAGTCAATCATTGATGATCTGAACGCTTCCGGTGGCACCGCTGCAAAGTGGGATGCAATCGGAGACGTTCGCAAGGTGAAGATCACCGCTGCAGCAAAACAGCAGGTGACAGACTTCGCTACAGGTGAGCCTCTCACATGGCCCAACGGAGAACCCAAGTTCCAGTTGGTGTTCACCGGAACAGACCCAGACACAGGTGATGAAACACGCATCTTTGCAAAAGGGTTTATGTATAACGCTGTGAAGGATGCGTTCCGTGCAGCAGGTGCAACCCCAGAGGTG